ACATACAGCTTTTTGAAATGTTAAACAAAAATCTCCTGGATAATCTACTCCTATTGGAAGAGGTGCATGATTTCCTGATAATTTATAAAGACCAGTTTCTGCATAAGTATATGCTTGCTGCCAATTCTTATTTCTCTCGTTATAACGAGAAAGTAGGAACCATGCTTCAGGTCTTCCTGGTTGATATGCAGCAGCCTTTAAAAAAAGATTTTCTACTGTAGCCTTTCTATTTTTTTGATTTTCAAAACAATTTGCTGACTTTAATAATGATGCATATACATACTCTGGATGTGAATAGTAACCATATTCTGCCGCCCTTAAATAAAATGAAATAGCAGCGGCAGTCTGACCTGAAAGTTCATACTCTGTAGCAATGCTAAAACAAAGTTTTGGATCAAAGGGGTCTTTGCTTAGTTTTTCAACTAGTTTATTTATGACCTCAAACATTGATAGCCTCTGCAATCATATTATCTATTATATCTCCTGGTACCCTTAGAACAAAGGCTGCATTGTCTACATAGCCAAATGTGACGAGAAGGTCGTCCTCTAATTGTGCGGCGCCAGCACAGAATTCTATTTGCCCATCTAGAAAAGACCAGCATTCTGGAGACATTCCTTGAAGCACAAATTCTTCATCCCACACACATAGTCTATGTCGGTATGTAGCATTTTTTTGTTTCATATAATTTTTGTACAAAACAACTTCGTGAGTAATGGCAATATACTTATTTTTCCATTTAATAACCTGGGATCCACCACGTTGATCATAATTAATAGCATTACCTTTTTCGTGAGACACTTGCTCGCATTTAGATTCTTTTGGGTCAGCTTTAACTACCTCTGTAGGAGATGTCCATTTAATATATTGAAATTCTCTATCTAAAATAGGCATCCAGTTTTTTTCACAATAAGACGTTTCATCTATTGGTGCTGGAATTCTAATACGTGATATCTCTTCAGCTTTCCAATTATCTTTATCAATTTTTAATTCTGACAACTCCATGCGACCAACTCCATTAGTTGTTGTATCTCTACGAACTCCAGTAGCATAATATTTTCCATCCCATTTAACAAGTCTGGCATCTTCTAGTCCAACAAATGTCCATATTGGAGTAACATCTAGTTTAGTAGTATCAATTAAAGTCCAGTTAATTATATTTAAATCTTTATCCAAGCGACATAGGTAGTTAGCAGTTACTAATCTTTGATCTTCTTCTGGGTGTAAATATGCTAATGGACCCCACACGCTAGGAAATCTTTGATCATTTTCAGAGTGATATAGGGTGTAGTTTATATGTCTTAATATACACAAAATATCTCCATCATCATCTATAAAAATAGAAGGGTTCATTAATCCTGTGCCGCCAGTTTCTGTGGCTGGAATAATAAGAGGAATTAATTTTCCCCCAGCAGATATTGATTTTTGTACCAAATTCATTTTATACACGACCCCAAGACACTAAATTCCAGCCACGCTCATGAGCATAGTAGATAAATATCTTAACTACTGTCTCCCAAAATGCAATTGCACCTGAAAGTGTAGCATTTTTAGTTAATATGTAAGCAACAATAAATGATGATAGGGTTCCCCAAATTCTATAACTTAATGCTTTTACAAATGAACGGGCCCTAGTTACTTTCATTTTTATCTTTCCAAAATCCTTCGTATAATTTTTCTTCGGAATCATTCATTATTTTTCCTGCTTCTTCTACTTTTTTAAATACCCAACTGCTTGCGTTTTTCAGTAGCTGAAATAGCATGAATGTCTGCCCCCAAATCTACTTGTTCAATCTTGTATCCAACATCTCTACCATATACAATGTTGGTAATGTTAGGTAATCTTAATACTAATGCGCCATCCATAAATTCATCCTTGGCAATATATTCTTTTACCTGATCAAACTTAAGGGGATCTTTTTCGCTTGTGTTGTATGTATTACGGACTCCTAGTAGTACTTGGTCAGTTCTCTTACCCGCCTCTTTATAAAGGGCGTGGTGGCCCTCATGCCATGGCTGATATCTACCTAGCATTAATGTTGTAGGAGCTGACCAATCATGTAAATTAAACTTTTCAATTATATAAGATGATTTTGCATTCTCATTTAAATTATGACTAATAAAAGAAGCATCAAACTTAGTCGGACGCTCAAACATTTTATTAGTGTCTTCAAATCTACCTTCAGCAATTGTATCCATAAATATTAAAATATCTGGTTTGCCAAATGCCGTACGAGTTAGCTCTGTTGGGCATATAAAATCTACAATTACTGTCTGGCCTTGCCCCTCTAACATTCTTGCCATTTCACCTAAACGACGAGCATGCTCTATTCTATCGTCAATCGTAAATCCAAGATCGGAATTAATGGTTGCTCTAACATAATCTGCATTTAAATGAATGGCATTAATGCGCTCTTTGAGGGCGGTGGCCAGGGTTGTTTTACCGCTTCCTGGCAAACCAATAATTTGTATAATCATTTACTTCTCCAAAACTCTAGGTTGGAATACCTTTTAATTGTATCAGGTATAAATATTTTTGTATAGCCATATTCATCATATGTGATTGTTTCTTCGGCGGGAATAATAAGAGGAACTAACTTCCCCCCATTAGATATTGATTTTTGTACTAGATTCATAGTACCTATTCTACTATTTAAAACAACTATTGTAAATGCTTATTAATGTATTATTTCCCAATTGCAAGTATCTTTATTAGGAGCCCAAGTAATTTTTTGTCCCGCCTTAATTATCTGGATCTAAGACTTTGTTAGGCGGGGTTTTGAATTACCTTTAGTTTATAATTCATAAATATATTGTATACCATTATTAACTACATGGTATAATTGACTTATTCATACTAAAGGAGGTTTAAATATGAACAATACATGGATAGTAGTTCCAGTAATTTTAAATAATTCCGATCTTTCATCTTTTGTAAATAAGCTTTCTGGTCAATACGTAGCTCCAGAAACCTACGAAAAAAAGATATTTAATCAAGAAACAAACGAGTTAGAAATAAAAAATGTTCCTCATCCATATGCTGGTCAAACAGGACCAAATTTTTCTGGTAGGGTTATTTTTGTAAATAAAATTGCTGGCTATACAGAGCATGATGGTGTAGTGCATTTAGAAGATTTTAATGATATAAATATTTATCGTTATTGGAATACTGGCTTTGATTATGCCGTAGCAAACGGAGCAGATGCTGTTATTTTAACAAATGGCGTTTTTGAATTTGATCCATTCGTTATTAAAGAAGCATACGATGAATTTTTTAAGGGTGAATCAGAAGTTATAAATATTTCTGATGGTGCTATGCTATTAGTTTCAGCATCCTCTAACCTACGTGCTGATGAGCAATTTCAAATATGGTTTGGTGATAATGATTTTTATCGTAGAGCAGAGCCTGTATTGGGACATTGTCGTTCAGAATACCTATTGGGAGATTATTTAATTAATTCTAGTTCTATTGAATTTTTTGATAGCATTGTTGCTTCTGATGAAGTAAAATACAATGTTAAGTGGAACTAATTTTTTCAAACAATCTGTTCCACTCTTTAGATCTTAAATCCCAAGAATAATTTTCATTATAAAAATCTGATTGCTTTTGCAATTTACTTTGTGTTTTTATGGACCAATAATTGTCAATTTCTTCATTTAACATCTTTGCATATGCTGGAATAAATGTTTCTGGTACCGCTTGCATTGGCATAAATCTTGCGTATTCTGATCCAGTTTCATACAATGCTCCAAGGTTTGTTGTTACCATGCGACATCCCGCAGCCCCAGCCTCAACCATTGCCAAACAACAAGTCTCTTCAAATGTACTTGGATATGCAAAAATATGGGCTTCTTGTAAAGCCTTTTTAATTACATCATTTGTGGCATATCCCATATAATTAACATTCTTCATATTACGAGCTATCTCAAAGTGTTCTTCGTACACCCCGTTTGTATGAGCTTCATATCCAGCTCCATACATTTTTGCTGATGAATAAATATCAAGTTCTACATCGTCTCTATTTAGCATTTCAAATGCTGGCAAAAGCATATCTAATCCACGAAAAGGGGCAGAGGTATAAATTAATTTTATCTTGCCATCTTCAGTCTTTGGCTTAAATTCAATTGGTTCTATTGCATTCTTGATTATATGTGCATTTTCAAGTGGGATTTTAAATATCCAGCGATACTTTTCATGTTGCCAATGAGAAACATATACAAATGAATTTATGGCATTCATAAATGATGGATCCGTATATCCTGATTTTAATGATTCATCGCTATGAGCAAGATGCTGCCATAGCAAATTCTTTTTTGTATACTTTATATTTTTAAAATATGGATTAGATAGTAAAAGATTAATATCTTCATGCTGTGCTATGTCCGTGTATTTATATAGTCCAGATTTTAATATTTCTGTACCGCCCATTGGTGGCAGAGATTCTTCTTTTACGCCAATATTGTTTTGTGGAACCTGCTGTAACCAATCCATATTATCTCCTAATTATAAGTTTTTTTCTGCCAAAATTGTTGTTTATACGAACGAACTATTTTTGATTTTAATAAAAAACCATTTTTACGATTTTCTTCTTCATTAAATTCTACAACATCGCTCTTCCAGTCTTCTCTCTTAAATGGAATAACCTGACAAATGGGGGTTCCCTTCTCAAGAATAAAAACATCTTTATCAATTGAAGAATCCAATAACTGAAATGGAAACTCAACACCAATCTTATACATATCGGTATCTACAACACCAGAAAATGTTCTAAATGGAAGGTCGTGCCTATTCATAGGGTGGGTAAACAAACAACTGTAGCCTTTTGGAGTAATAACTCTCCATCCTGGTCTCCACTTAAGAAGACTTGGAGATCCACCAAATGGTCCTGGTAGTCCTGGTGCTTGATCTGGTCCGTGTTGTCCTATAAGATTAATATTTGTTGCCCAACGAACGTTAATCATTCCTTTATCATTTTTTCTAAACTCCATATCAAATGGTAGTTCAAATATATACCCTGTACTCAAAGCATCAAGAAATGGAGAACATCCTTTTAATGTTAGGTTACTAACTGCAACTCCATCTTTTGATAGGCCATCTAATTTTTCTTCATCCATTCTTGTTGGCATATCTTTATACCATTGCGGAAGAGATTGAACTGCTGGTTTTGGGCTTTCAAACAAAAGCTCTGTTTCTTTATCAAATGCTTCAAATTGTAATTTCATTATTTATTTTCCTGTGGATACATTTTTTGTAAAACATCCGTCCAATAAAGTTTAAATGTTTTTTGATGAGTTACTCTAACTTTAGGATCAACCCAAATTTCAAAACCAGAATTAATGGCTTTTGTACACCAAGAAAGATCTTCACCAATAAGTATAAACTCAGGACTTGTATCTTTATTTTCACCTGTATTAGGTATTGATACTGGACCAAACCAAGGTCTTGGCATTTTTTCAAATACCCCCTGCTTAACAGCTAGAAAACCAAATCCAGCCCCAGCAACCTTAAATGGCTCTTTCTTATCAAGAAGAATTTGTTCTGGCATCATTCCGCCTCTAGGCTGATTATAAATAGGAACGTGGCGATCTTCCATTAAATAGCATCCAGAAATAATATCTTTTTCAGAATTATATAGGGCAAAGAAATCTGCTGGTTCCCACTCAATATCTGAATCAATCCAAATAATTTTATCGTATGTCCATTCGCCACTACACGGCTCTGTCATCTTTATATTATTTGTATCCCATCCACCAATTGTGGATTCACGAGCCATTGCAACTAAAGATCCACCTTGATTTAAAAAGTTCCAAGATAAACCTTCTTGATTTAGTATATAAGTTGTTTTAAGAATGCTTCTCATGTATCCAGGAGTAAATACATTTCCTGGAGTAGCTATTACTACATTAAAATGTGGTTTATTTTCCATAGTTATCTAACTTTACCCTTACTTTTTTATAATGCGACAAACTTACTGTAGGATTTAAGTATATCTTAAATCCTGCCTGTTGTGCTTTCTTGCACCAAGCAAAATCTTCTCCATAAGGAATAAAAATTTCTTTTTCTCCATCTTCTGAAGTCATTCTTTCAAATAATGATTCAAACCAAGGTCTTTTCATATTTTCAAATACACCATTTTTCATAGCAATAAAACCAAATCCAGCAGCAAATATTTCTTCTTCTTTATTACTTCTTAAAATTTTATCAATTTCTGTTGCTGCATCTTCTACTGCTACTGAAAACATTGGTGTCATTTTTTCATTAAAATATAAACCAGAAACAATATCTTTATCACACTCATATATTTTCATGAAGTCTGTTATTTCCCAACCAATATCAGAGTCAATCCAAAAAATCTTGTCATATGTTACCTGTCCACGAACTGGACTATTATTAAAAGGATCAAGGTATGGCTCTCCCGTTGTTGTTGCTTCTCTAGCAGTACTAACCATAGATGAATATTCATTTAAAAACATATATGAAATACCTACTTGATTTAGATATGAAATAGTTTGCACCAAACTCTTTACATATTCTGCTTCCATGTTTCTACCAGGAGTAGCAATTAAAACATTAACATGTGGTTTCACTGTTTCTCCAAAAGATATATATATATATTATTTATCATTATACGAATACTTCTATAGTATCATAAAGCCCAATTTTTTTTATATCCCCATACAAAATGTTTTCTTTATCCATATATATTCCACTTAAAAAATTAGCAGAAACTATTGCATAATTTTTAGATTCCATAAACTTTTTTAACTTAGAATCTTCAAATGAACCAAGAATTTCATCCTCAATAATAAAAAATAGAGGTCTATGTTTAAATGAAAATGAAGTAATAACATCATAGTCCATTCCTTCAATATCTATATTAACAACAGATGGAGCAGATCCAAAACGATCAATATGTTTTTCAAACACTTGATCTATTGTTATTGATTCCACCTTTAATGTTTTTATAATTTCTGTATTGCTAGCTTTTTGTGCACGTTCTACAAACTTTTTATCCATACTGTTCATGGAATTAGCATCATTAAAAATCATTAATTCATTTATATAAGGATCTGTTGTTACTGCTAACTCTAAGAATAAATCCTGTGGTCTGTGTGTTTCTACCTCTAATTTTACAGCAGGATTAGGATCAATTAAAGTTCCACGCCACCCGCCTTTATAAAGAAAAGCGGTATTGTTATCAATTACTGGATGAAAGCATCCTATATCTATATAAGTACTATATACAAACATATCAGTTTTACTAATAGATTTTAGTCTACCCATTAAACCATTAAGAATAGAATCTTCTCCATATGAAGAGTAAGAAATAAAATTATGCATTTTTGTCTCTACCTCTCCAAAATTCTTGATTAGAATATTTATTCATTACATATTCAGATAATAGTTCTTGTTTATTTATATTCCGACGGGATATAGAAGATCTTACATCATGTTGTCCTATAAGTCCATACACATTATCATCTTCTTTAATATTGTTTGCTATATTTGAATAATTGTGGGTAAATCTTTCAATGCCGTAAAAATCGTAAATCTTATTAATTTCCTTTTCTGGATTTACTATTAAATCATCGTATTCTACAAAATGGAAATACTTTCTATTATCTGGGTGCATTGCAAATGCTATACCGTATAAGCAGTTATCAATAATACCTTTTGGCCTCATTAAGCTATCACACCTAATATCATCTGCTGGACGGTAAAAATTAAATTCCTGTCTTGTCTGTATTTCAGAATCAATAAAATTATTTTTATTTGGATTCTTTTTAACTAGACTAATAAATGATGCAAGGATGTCTGTTATTCCTCTTACTGGCAAGATTATTTTTGGTTCATATCCAAGATTTCTTTGTAATACCACAAAATGTTCAGGCATTGACCATTCTCTTGATTTATCAATAATAATAGGTTTATTTGTATCAGAGTAGTATCCTTCTAATACCCCCATAATTGTATTTGGCATTACTGCAGGTTTGGGATATGCAGAATATTGTTCTGATGCCAAAATACTGCGTTCTAAATTAAATAACATTCCACACATAGGTGAATTTGCTGATGAATAAATATCAGGATTTTGATTTAATACAGACGATATTAGAGTACTACCAGATCTTGGTAGTCCAGCCATAAAATAAAATTGTTTTTTATTTAACATAGAGATTTATTCTATCATATCTACTACGGAATTGGCAATAGTAATTATTGTCAAACTACGAAATTGAAATATCATTTACATCAGAATTAGATATTGGTAATGTTAATGCTTGAGTGGTCCATGTAAGACCATTAGTTGATACATATATACCAAGGTTTTGGGTTACTGTTGAGGTACGTAGTTGGCCTGCATTTCCACCTGCTATCCAAAGGTTGTTGCCGTAGGCTACTGAGAATATATTTGTAGTTCCAAAGTTGGAGGTTTGTGTGGTCCAGGTTGTGCCATCTGTTGATGTGCGTAGTTGGCCTGCATAACCACCTGCTATCCAAAGGTTGTTACCGTATGCTACTGAATATATAAATGTATTTCCAAAGTTGGAGGTTTGGGTGGTCCAAGTTGTGCCATCTGTTGATGTGCGTAGTTGTCCTGTATTTCCACCTGCTATCCAAAGGCTGTTACCGTAGGCTA